TTATCTTGTTCTGATTCTACAATCCAACTCTCAACCACAGTAAGACCTTCTAATGCTACTTTATGCTCTAGGGTAGATTGAGATTGATTGCCTTTTATAAAGAACAACTCAGAAGCTTTTCTGACAGTATCTTTTGAGAAAAATATGTAATATTCGTCTTCTTCATTTTTGCGAAATATCGGTTTATTAGGAATAAGAGCTGCACCCATTAAGATTCGCTTTTCTTTGTCCTGTTCTGCAAACTTGACTTCTTGATTTTTTAGGGCAATAAAGTCTTCTTCGATTGCAGGGTTTTCAACTACTGAAATGGCTGTGATACCATTGTCTTCGTTTTCTTCGTCTAGTATTAATTCTATTATTTTCATATTTATCCTATTGATGCATTTTCTATTATATTTCTGTCTAGTGATTGTGCTGTTGATACATCTCCAGATGTGACAAAAGCTTTAATTGGTTTCTGACTTTCTCCACCTATGGTTTCTGCTAACTGATTAACAGGCGATGCCCCTACAATGTTAAAGTCTGGGGGTGCAGAAGGTATCGCAGCACCACCGCCACCACCACCGCCAGAGACAGAAGGTTTTGATCCACTTACTATGCTTTTTATGGATTTTGCTCCAAAGGCTGCTGCTATTCCTGCTTGAATAAATGGATATGCAGGCCCAATAAATGGAATTGCTGTAATTGGAGAAGATTGTGCTGTTGTAAAGGCGTTTTGAACACCTTTAACAGTCTCTCTAGTCACATCTGCAACTGCCATTGCTTTACCTATTTTAGTGCCTTCTCCTGCGAGATTTGCTAGTCTTCCTAATGTTGCATTGTCTTGAGCTATTGCTGCTGCTTCTGCATCTAATTTTATTTTGTCATCTGCTGCTTGTGCATCGTCTTTTATTTTTTGAGATTCAGCAGCTAAATCTTTTTCATTTTGCAACAGTTCATCTTGCAGGTCTTTTTGTTCCTGTAGTAAAGAATTCGTGTTTGTGAGTTGTTCTGATCTAAATCCTGTAACTGTTTCTTCTACATCTATAAGAGCTGTCTGAGCATTTATAAGCGCAATCTGTAAATCTAGATTTTCTTTATCTAAATCTAAAGCAGCTTGAGCAGCATCGATTTGATCTTGAGCATTAGCCATCATGACTTCTGCTTGTCTGTCTAATACATTACCTAATTCTTCATTAGCTGCAATTCTATCTTCTATTGACTGTGAAGTGTCATCTCTAATCTGTCTCTGAAGTTCTGCTTCTTGACTAAATTGCAATAAGAGTTTAGCGTTTTGTGCTTCAGCTAATTGTGCTTGTTTATTTAAATCAACTTGATTTTTAGCAGCTTCAAAAGTTTCTTTTGCATAGTCTCCAACTGCTTTTGTTACTTTTTCAACTGATTTGTCTACGCCTGTAAAGACATCAACTGATTCTTTTCCTGCTTGTTTTAAACTATCAACAGCACCAGAAAAATCTCCCTTAAACAATTTAACAACTGCTTGTCCTAGAAGACCTGCAACTTCTTTTGCTTGTTCAAATCTATCAATCAAGCCTTGCATGATTCCGTCTTTTAATTCACGAAAACTTGGGATGCTTACATTAGTCACTAAATCCACTAAATCATTAAAAGCTTTCTGCAAGAAATTAGCTCCCACAGCCATAGCATCCATCACTCTCTGATTACCCATGAATAGCTCCATGAGTTTTTCAAAGATGACAGCACCTGCTTTAAAAAGTCCACCTGTTAGAACAGCACCGACTCCTGTGACTGCTTTTTTAATACCCCCTAGTCCTTTACTAGCTTTTTTTGATTCGTCTTTTATATCGACTAATTCAGTTGTAACATCTTGCAAGTCTTTCCTAAGACTGCCAAACTCGGCTTTTAAATTAACCTTAACTTCTTCTGCCATTTCTTAATAGTGTTAAATGAATTAATTCATTCATTGATTCTGGTATTTTGTTTCTCCCTAATGCTATCCTAGATAACTCTCCTAAATTCTTAGTGTCATCTTTTACGAATTCTAGCATTTCTAAAATGTTCTTTATCATGATGTGCTTTGTAAATCTGCAACTGTAAATGCTAATCCTAAAGAGCCACCACTAACTATACTTCCTGTGACTGTACCGCCTTTAATCATTACAAAAGGGTAAGCGTTTAAATACATGTGGTATTTGACAAAGGCGTTTGTTTTATTACTCATATTAAACACAGCAGAAAAATCTGCCCCGAATTTATTTATTGCTTTAAATGTATGTGATACAGGATAGTAAGTGCCTGCTGTTGGATTAGCAACACTTGACAACCATTCTACTATTTCTTTGATTGCTGTTTCATTTGGTTGTATAGCATTTCCTATTACAATACCATCTTGGTCTTCAGCACCTCTTCCAGAAAAGTTTTCTCTTGATAAGTTATGCTGTGGCGAACCTGCACTCATATAACCTTGTGTTCCAACAATACCATAGAGATTCTCTCCACTTGCATTATTGTATTGAGTAACTGCTGAAGCGACAGTCTGTGCTATTACTAGGCTACTAATTGCATCTGCTTTATCGTTCTGGACTGTCGTGTTTGTCCTTGCATAAAAACGATAATAAATAGTTGCAGGGTCAGTCAATCCTGCTTTTTTGTAAATGCTTTTTATAGGTACATTTAAAACAGCTAGAGAAGGTATAAATGGAACAACTGTGACATCTCCAAAAGCTTTTAAAGTATCAATGTCATTTGTAGAGCTTAGATTTGTTAAAGATGTAGAGTATAAATATCCGTATTCATCTAGTCTATCTGTGTCGCCTACTTTCCCTAGTGCAGTAATTTGATGACTAAAGAATACCTCTGTTGTTGTAGAAACAGGAATCTGATCTGTATCAATTGTCGGAGCTATAACCTTGAGGCTCGTATTTGTAAATTGACTCACAGGATTATTCACAGAAGCTGTTGGAACACCTGTGTTTGTGTTTGGAATAGTAAAGTCTAAGTCACACGCTGCATCGACAGTAATGTCAACACTATCTACACTAATTAAGCTTGTGTCTACTGTTAAACAGTTGTTTTCTATTGCTTTTAGTGTTCTAAATACAGGTGCTTCAAATATGTTAGTCAATTCCAGACTGCTTTGCTCTGTTTCAAAGTTTGTGGAGATTTTGTTTATTCTATATTCGTTATTATTAAGAATAAATTTATCTGCTAGATTTAGATTGTATATTATATTCATAGGCAGATAAGCCTTGACACTTGTTAGCCTTTTTCTAACATCAAACATATCGTCCACATAATTTTTATAATATGTGTTAAATAAAGTTTTAGGATTTACCTGTCTTGAGAATTCATCAAATTCTGCATTAAAATTTATGCTTTGTTTACCAACTAAAAATGTGCTTCCTGTCGATTCACAGTTTAATGGTATGTATGGATTAGCTACTGAAACCCCTGCACTTTTTGTAAGGTTTAAAGCTCTGATCGTTGCAGTAGATTTTGCAGCATAAAATAAAAGGGGTTTTCCTAGATATGCGCTTTGTGATTCGTTTACAGAATATCCGTACTGAACACCGCTATCTGTTGCAGTTAATACACTATTATTTGTGAGATATAAATGCTCATATTTAAAATGTTCAAACGGAACTTCTATGTCATAGACTTTTCCATCGTATTTCTCTGGAGCGTTATAGTATAAAGCACCCCATTCTGTGTTGAATTTTTCTTTGTGGTTGTTTGCTAGAAAACTTCCTGTGCCTTCAAACCTAAAATCTATCTCTTTAAAAGGTAAAACAGAATCAGTCACAGTTTCAGTTTTATCGACAAATGGTGTGATGTCATGAAAAACTGTGCTGCTTGCATAGAACTCATCTAGAGTCTGTACTTGGACAATTCCTGCTTCGTCTTCAAAAGCAGTTAGATTAAACATTTTAAATATTCCTGTTAGTAGGTCTAAGACCTTGATGTCTGGAACAAACTGTGTAGCTGTCACAGGGTTGTCTGTCGTCTTGGCTGCACTTGCTGTAAATTCAATGTCCTTTCTTCTTCCACCTGTTCTTAAACTCTTTATAAAATGAGTTATAGTCAGCGTATAAGTTGATATTGCATCTGTCTCTATAAAAAATGTATAAACGCCATCTCCTATTCTTAGAAACTGATCTCTCTTTAAACTAGAGCTTTGACCTAGTTCTGTCGTCCCTGTAAGTCCATCAAAGCGTTGAAACTCTTCTCCATCTTTTTTAATCACTAGACTATAGCCTGCGCTTCCAGAAGGAACAACTTTAACATTCAAGGCTCTCTCTATTTTATTAACAGGAATTCCATCAAATATTCTGTGCTTTCTTATGTCATCAAGTTTAGTTTCAAAACTCGCATTTTTGAATCCTGTGAAAAAACTTCCAAGACCCATTGTTTTGTCCTTGCTTGTAACTGTAAATCCAGAAGCCTGGTGTTGTGCATCTTGATCTTGGAACAGTTCGCCTTCTTTATTGTGAAGCCACATATACAGACCAGAGAAAGCAGTATTTGTTTCATTAAAAAAGTCAGTACTGAAAGTGATGCCATATTCTATTTCTATGGCTTTTATAATTGCAATTAATCTAAGTGCAGGTTTTAATTGTTTAAATGGAACTCCATAGTTTGTCGATGTTCCTGCTGTTGGGTTTATGTTTTTTAATGTGTCAGCATTTACAACAGCAGAGTCGCTGTCAAAAATCAGTCTATCTGTGTGTGTGATTAAAGGAATAATGACTGCATCAGTTACTGTTCCACCTGTACTAAACACATCAAGACCATTCGACATATAGGCTGCAATATTTGTGTCATTGTAGTCAAAGGTGTAATCTTTTAAATGACTAAGAGCTGCAAGTTTATCTTCTCCGACTAGGTCTTTCAGATTTATTGTGTTACCGAAAAATGTAAGCTTGTATGTGTGTGGTTCGTTGTTTTTTAATTGTACGCCTTCAAGTTTTATCTTTCCTTTTTTAAAAAGCTTGTAATTAAGAAATAGTTCTGAAGCTGTTTTTTTTCTAGCATCAAAACCATCAATATTAAAATTGTAAAAATGCTTAAATATTTTATTATTGTTTTTTGAAGCAGGGACATTGAATGTTTGTGTAAAAGGAATAAAGACTTTTTGTATGTCTTTAATGTCCTGGATTGATTGTGTTAAAACAACACTTTCATCTTTAAACAGTTCAACTTGCTGCCCATCAAAAAAAACCTGTAATTGTAGCATTTATCTTATGTTGTTAATTCTGTCGAAAGCAAAATCAAAATCAATTGTGTAATTAATAAGGTTGTCGTTTAGCTGTGTTTTATACTGAAGAGACTTGGTCTTGGGTATTACAGGCAAGGTTTTATTTTCGTATCTGATCCATACATTCTCGCTATAAAAAAGTTCTTCAATGGTTTGATTCATGTTTTCACTTATAAAGCCTGTGTTCATTTTTAATGAAGTCTGAGCGTTTACATTTATCCTGCCTTTTTGATTGTCATAAGTGTTATATGTAGAAGATGTGTTTGTGACTATATTCTTTTTAAATAGTTCATCTGTTACGTTTGTTACTTCGCTTGATTTTTTAAAGAAATATAAATCTTGAAATGCTCCAAACTTATTGACAAAGGTTATTTTAAAAGGTGTGTATTTAGGTTCACAGATATTAGATACTGTAATCGTCTTTTTTAGTGTCGTGTCGTCTGTGTCGAAAACCTGTATTGTAGAACTGTCAGCAGGAATTGTAATATATTGAATCTTCTGATTCGTGTTTCCGTTATCTGTTATCTGAGTTGTTGTAGAATCAATGATGACTTTTCCAACGCCTTCTGCAAATATTGGAAACTTTCCTGCTGTGGATTCTGGAAGATAAATATTAGTCGAACTGATAAGAGCGTGTCTGTCTAGTTCTGGGTTTGTGCCTTCTTCAAAATATCCGTAGCCATCTAGAGCAACGTAGGTCGTCACTATTGGATTTGTCTGGAAGGGTTCGTCTGAATCGTCAAAGGAGCTTACAATAGCTCTAACATATCTTGCAATTGATGTGTAATCATTGTTAAAAGTCATAGTCAGATAATCTCTAACTAATTCTGCAATTTCTAGTGTAATATTTGTCTGTCCAGATATTACGTTTTTGTTTATTGAATATGCAGGTGCAGATGGCTGTGCTGTGACCAAACCTTCCCACACATAAATATCAACTTCTACTCTTTTTAATGCCATAATTTTATACTATTGTTCCTGCTTGATTACCACTACTACTTGCTGTTGGACATCCGCCAACTGCTATCTGTGTGACTTGTCCGTTTCTGTCAATTTTAACTAAATTAAATGGAGATATTCCTGGCCCACCTGCTGCATCAACTATTGATGTTGTAATCACATAAAAAAGGTCTCTGCCATCAAAGGGCGATCCGTTTTGACAAACTATAGTGTTTAAAACTCCTGTGACACTAGGGTCTGTTGCTTTTATTTCTGTATATGTTCCCACTACTTGAATCTTGTTACAATGACTTTGTGTTGCTGTTGGACTAGGCAATTGATTTGCAGGAGTACTTAAAAACAAAGTATGTGTTCCACAAGTTGGAGTTGTTGCAGGTTGTGTGAAAGTAACATCACATCCACCACTAAAATCTGATCCTGCACTTTGATAGCCACTAGGAATTACCACAGGGAAATTAACAGTTCTAGATGTGTCTACTGTAACTGTTGGAAATGCTGTCCCACTAGCAGGTGTTTTTACTGTTGCACCGATTGAGGATGTAGGTGTTAATATAGCTCCGTTTTGTGAAACACCACCACCTGTTAAATTAGCTATAGCACAAGAAAATGTTGGAGCTGCTGTTCCTGCTTGTGTTAAATCTATTTCACAAATAATTGGTGTTCCAGAATTTGTAAAAGTTGCAGGTGGAGTAAGTTTATAAAATAACTTTACTGTCTTAGATGTGCTGTCTCCATTTGGTGTGACACTTGTAATAGCAGCACCACCACTTGTCAAGGATTTTTCAACTATTCCTGCTATTGGAGAAATAGGATCTGTGATTACTCCTGCTGCTGTTATCGAACCGCCTTGAATAATACTTTTTCCTGCTAGAGTACATCCTAAAGCACTTCCTGCATTAACTGTCACAGATATGCTTTGTGTTTGCTCACAAGTAGCAGGGTAGCTCCCATCTCTTGCTATTCCATAAACAGTAGTTGTTCCACCGATTACATTTGGAGAGAGAGTTAATGTACTTCCACTAAGAGCTGTTGTGACTACATTTGGATTAATATTAGATACATCATAAGTTGTTTCATTTGTAAAGAAACTCGCTAGATTAATATCTACACTAGAGCCACCTACTGTCAAAGTTTGCGCACCTATTGAACCATTTTTGGATGGGCCACCAGAACAAGTTGTTGGTTGAACAACTGAGCTTGTGACACCTGGTTGAGTTGCTGTGACAGGACATTCGAAAAAGGCACTACTAGAATTCGCAAATAAAGCAGGTGGGATTGCTAGGTTAACTTTTATTGTTCTAGAAGTGTCTGTGCTTTCTGTTGGGAATTTGTTATTAGAAAAATCTCCGTCATCACTAGAGATAGATTCTATGACTCCTGCTTGTGGTTGTGGCAAAGTAATGATTCCTTGATCGTCAACACTAAAACCTGTAAGTCCTGCAACTACACAATCGAAGTCTGGAAGGGGTGGACTAGGTTCGACTAGATGTAAATAAAACGGACTTCTTACATTTATTTTAGTATAGGTACTCATGTATTTATGTTTTTAGTTGCTGCTTCAAAAAAGTTTTCAATGTCAGACACAAGACCTTTTTCCATTTTTGGAATTAACTCTTTATAGGCTTTCATAAATGGGTCTGTAAAAAATAAGCTTCCTCTTAATCCACGATTATAAATATTAGATGCTATCACATAACCCATGCTTTTAAATCCACCTTTGGAAAACTGTCCTTTAGAATCTCTAAATCTTATATTCTTTTTACGAGCAAACTTCTCCATTGTCTCTGCAAAGTTTTTAAAAGTGCCTCTGCTTTTACCAGAGCCAAATCTATATGGACTCTTCTTAAATTGTCCTGTGACAATATCTCTTCCTACTCCTTGTTGACCTTTTATCTTTGCATTAGGAGATACTTTGCTTGGGTCTTTACCCACAACACCTTGATCATAGAATAAGCCATATTGCTTCATGTAAAATTCAAAGTCAATAGCTCCGTAAGTTTCATTTAACTGATAGCGTAAAGATTTAGCAAGAGAACTGTTGCTGTCTAGTTTTTTCTTTGAATTAGCAATGACAGTTTTGCCAAAGATGTTCAGTACTTGCTTTAATTCTTTTAATTCCATTAGCACTTAGTTGAAGGATTTGCCATAGTAATAGAAAAAGAAACCGCCCACCCTGCAACATTGTTTTCAAATCTATCTGTAAAGGGTTCACAAGTAAAAGGACTGTCAATCTGATAATCACTATAGTAAGTGTCAAGTCTCAAAAGTTCTGCTTGAATTCTTCCTGCAACTGCAAGCTGTGTATTAAGCACATCCATCTCATTGTTGTTTCCCCTAATGTCGCTTGATGGAGCTTTCTTAGAAAAATCCACTATGTCCATAAGAATAACTGAAATGTCTGCTGTGCAGATGTTCGATGTTAGAGTCACATTATTTATTGTCAAATGGCATAGTGGGAATATTGTGTTTTTGTTTAGGTCTATCTCAGTAATGTCTCCTTGAGTTACTGTATTAATAAAAGGCTCTGCAATAGCAGCATCTTTTAAATCGTCAATTATTTTAAAATAGTTGTTCATAGTGTTTTCACAAATATGGGTGTGATAGATTCTGAGTTTTCAATTTTAATGCTTACGAATTCATCAAGCCATTCTAAAGCTTGGTCAAAACCTAATTCTGGAGCTTCTTTCATTACTACATCTAAAGCTTTCCAAAAATCATAGATTGCCACCTTTGGTTCTGCTGCACTAATTCCAATCAGAGCTGACTCGAATCCATCTGATAAAACAATCTGTTCGTCATCATTTAGAAACAGTCTCTCGTAGAGCGAATCAATAAGTTCTGTTTTGTCTGGCATTTTTTATTCTTTTAGTTTCTATTTCGTTTTTTTGTTTTTCAAAGCTTAAATAAGTGAGGCATGATCTGAAGTTTAATTTCTCTATCTGTTCAAACTTTGTTAAATCGCCTTTACTAATGGAGTAGAATGTAATCCACCACCCATAGACTTCATTAAGGTTTGTTTCTGTTGCTCTGTCATGCTCTTCGACTTTTTCCCCAAATAATTGAGGGAATGATTCGTTAACTCCTTTCCTAAACTTTCCAAAAAAAAAATTGCTCCAAAGGCTACATCCAAAGGCATCTGCTTCATGTCTTGTGATTCTTCCTGGTTGTATTCTTCTATCGTGTATTTATCCTTATGTGTATCCTTTACCTTTCTAAACAATACAGCCATTGCTTGATCCATAGTTGACCAATCACTCATGAGCGTATCTAAGTCAACAAATTCTCCATAAGTCATGTCATCGAGTTTAGGCACAAATCCATATTCAGTATCATTCATTTTAAAACGATTTGTAAATACAGATTTTTGGCTAAACATTTTATTGATAACACCTATCACTCTAATGATTGATGTGTATTTTATTTTGACAACATCTATGAGATTGATACCACAGAATATTTCAATTGTTTTCTTCTGCAAGAAGTCTTCGTCTGCATCGTCAGTTGATATTTTACTGAATTGTTGATACTGACCAAGTGTGATCTCTGAGAGTTTGTTTGGGATTTTTAGTGTTTGTGTTGCCATTTAATAAAATACTATGTTATATATACGTTTGAGGGTAGGTAAATCGGTCTAGGTTTTTTAAATAATATGATATTGTCCTGCATTTGGATTCTTTAATTGATAGCTTACAGCATATCTAATTGCATCTAAAGCGTGATTGTATTTATCTATTGGTGTCTGACTCTTCTTCTCTAGCCATCTGTAATTGTTTAGCTCTTTTATTAGCGGTGCTGAACCTTCGCCTTCATCAATAATCAGATCATAGTCTTGGAGTAGTGCTATGCCATAAGTAATACTCCCTTGACCTTTTATGCTAGGAACTATGTTGCAGGTAGATTTAAGCTCATAAATCAATCTAGGTTCTGCGGAGTCTGCTATGATAAGTGAATCTTCTGCATACTTCTTATATAGTTCTCTAAGCTGTGATGTAGTTAATCCAGGAAGATAGAAGCACAGTTGTAAATAGATAATCTTTCTGTCTTTGTCAATTGATGTTTTTACTAAGGTATTTTCGTCCATGCTAAATCCAAAATCTGCTCCAAAAACAGATGGAGATACTTCCTGGAACTTTCCTAGTTTCCAATTAGTAAAGATGACACCTTCTGCTTTCTCTATCCAATTACCTTCAATAACAGCAGAGTATCTCTCTGGTCTTCTGATCTTCATATTCTCTATCTGTGCAATGTAGCTCTCAGATAGATTTTCAATATTGTCTAAATAGGTTGTATGTATGTATGTGGTGTCTCCTTTTGAAATGTTTGCACCTGCTTGAACGCCTCTATCCTGGTAAAACCTTTGATAAATAAAATGCTCTTTAGTCGATGGATTTAAAAGCAGGATCACTCTGTTTTGTTTTAGCTTTTGTCTTACTGATAAATCTATTTTGTCAAAGGAGTCTTCATCTATCTCTTCAGCTTCTTCCATTACCCAAGTCGTAACTCCTTGCAATGATTTAAGATTTGCTGTTTGATCTCCGCTTGATGTTTTAATTCCTCTGAATAATATCTTGCTGCCATTCTCTAGATTGACAATTTCATCTTTAGTGATTCTAAACTTATGTTCTAGATTTGTCATTTCTATCTTCTCTCTAAATTCTGGAATTATAGAAACAGATGCAGAGCGTAGTGTGTATCTAGTAAATAGTATTGTGTGACCTTTCTCGTGTAATAAGCCTAATAAGAAAACACCTGTAAAGAATGATTTACCAGAACCACGCCCACCTGTTAGAATTGTGTATCTAGTGTCATTCCAAAACAGCTCGTATTTAGAAGAAAAATCAGTCTTTGGTTTTGTCAGAGTCATCTTTAAAATTGAACCATGATCTAAAATCAACAGTAGGCGCATCAGAGGACACATCTATCTGTTCTTTGGCTTGACCATATCTAGAATCATTTAAGACCTTATACGCTGTTGTATCGCTTTTAAAAATGCCTTTATGAATCTGTTTAATAGTGAGCCAATCTTCTAAGCTTAATTCAACCTCTTCAGATGTTATAGGATGCCTTCCTTTCATTTTAGTTGCAAACCACTTTTTTACAATGGTTGATCTGTTTAAAGAACCTTCTGGTCTCCCTGTTGCCATTTTATGACCTTTTTTAAATTGATGTTTTACAATGTCTTCTTTTGCCATGATGTGCATTATTTGTGCATTAATTTTATTATCTAGGATTTGGTTGTATGAGATGTGCATATTTTTTCTCTACTGCTTTTCCGTGTTCGTCTCTGACAGGATCAACATAATATCCTGTAATTGGGTTTAGCCTATAATTCCAAAAGTCTTTAGGTATTGGGCCTATTCCATTCCACGCTTTAAGTGGTTCGCATCTGTGTTTGTAGTTTTTAAACTTGTAGTCTTTCTCAGTCTTCATATATTGTAAGGCATAAATCGATTAATGGTATATAAATCACATAGTCTGTGAATCCGTTTTGTGGATATGATCTGAAGCCAAATAAAAAGCCTAGATAAAATCCCAATGTTAATTCCCAATTATTTTCCATAATTATTATTTAAAGCAGAAACAGAGAAAACTGCTTTGAGTTTCACTATTGACTAGACAGCTTTGTTTAAAGAACGTATTCTGTTTTTTCATATATTTTTCCGTTAATCTTTATTTGTAATTCAGAATCTAGCTTTTGCATTCTGTCTATTATTACTTGACAGTATTTAGGGTCAAGCTCCATTCCATAGCATTTTCTTTTAAGTTGGTGTGCTGCTACCATTGTAGTTCCTGATCCTAAAAATGGATCGTAAACATCTCCTTTGTGGTTTTTAATTGGTTTTAACATGCATTCTAATGGCTTCTGAGTTCCATGTCCTGTTTCACTTTTTAATGGTTTATCTATTTCCCACAAAGTTGTCTGTGAATGGTCTCCTATCCATTGCCTTGTAGAACCTTTCTTGCAAGCGTACCAACAAGGCTCATGTTTCCAATGATAATTGCCTCTACTTATAGCAAAATTATTTTTTGCCCATATAATTTGATTTGATATGACAAAGTCGCATCTTTCTAGGCTGTCTTGTACTACATTTGAAAACTTATCTGCATGGAAAACGTAAGCTATTTTGCTTGGACTTAAAGACCATGTGTCTGTCCAATCTGCATTATTGTCGTTTTGTACTTGTCCTAATGCTCTATCACCTATTTTTTTACCATTTAATCTTTCTGCTTCATCTCTCCATTTAGGATTATACTCTACACCATAAGGTGGATCAGTAATCATTAAAAAAGGTTTATCTCCATTCATTAGCTTTGCAACTTGGTCTGAATCTGTACTATCCCCACACAATAATCTATGTTCTCCTATCTCTATGAGATCGCCAAGCACAACATCAACTTGCATATTGTCTGGCTCTGTGTAATCGTCCTCAGTTGCTTCTGGTTCTGGTTCGTCAAACATAGGAGGCAAGTCTAAACCCCAATCATTTAAATCGTCTACATCCCAATTGTTAGCAAGTGCATCCCAATCCCATTCTCCAAATCCAGAGTTGTCTTTTATTATAAACTCCTTTTGCTTTGCTTCATCCCAATCGGTCTGATCAATCCATATTTCTTTAAGTCCTGCTTCCTCTGCTGCTCTTAATCTCATGTTACCCCCTAAGACGATTAAATCTTTGTTTACTACTAAAGGGCGTTTCTCTAGCATCTCTGGAAACTCCTTAATTGATTTAACTAGCAAATGATATTTAACATCTTTAATCACTCTAGGATTGTCTGGATGCTTTTTAAGTTTATATATTTTCTCTAGGCGTTTAGTATTCATTGTATTTTGTTCTTAGGTTTTCGACTATTCTTTTTAAGCATGGAGAACAGCTTGTTGGTTTTTCATTTGCTTTGTTTACTCTGTTATAAATTGAATACAGAACATCTCTTTCTCTAGCGTCTTTTAACTTTGTGCCATTGTAATTGTCAAAGAAGTATTCTAGGAATTCATGTTCGTCTTTTGTCAGAGTTCCTTTCTTTGGAAACCATTTATTTAATTTCTCCTGGCGTTCATCACATCCACATGGAACTCCTGTAACTTCTGAAACTTTATCGACCACAGCTTTGATGCCTGTGGCTTTTGTGATCTTAGCAATGTCGTCTCCTAAACCTCTACTTTTCATAATATTCTTTTTTGAGCTTATCGTTTATTTTAATCTTGCATCTTTTAACTGTTCGATATATTGTTGACTCAGATAGTTTTGTTTTTTTACTCATTTCAGTTGGATGTGTTTTAAAATCATATCTAAATAGATTAAAGACTTTTTTATCAAACCAATAAAAGGTTTCGACATACTTGTCCACCTTGTCTTGAATTGTTTCTTCTTCTATTTCTTTACCAGGATCAATCAAATATTTCATTTCATTATGAGTCAAATTTTTAATGTCGAGCCTTGTATATTTACTTTCCTTTCTAAATGTGTTGATCAGAATTTGTTTTATGCTCTGATATATATACGCACCAGGTTGTGCATATCGGTCTAGGAATTTTAAAATTTCTGATTTATTATTTGGTATCTCGTTTATTTCTGTTTGAATCTTTACATATAAATCTTGTGTAATGTCTTCATGATACAAGCCTTTATTGTTTGGAAAGCATTTGTTCTCTGACATCTGTGCGATTCGTTTCATCTTATTATATTTAGATGCAATCAGATTCATGGCTTCTTTCTTTGTCATTTGTTTAGGGCCTTATATTTTTCTATAATTTCTAGTAAGTAGAATCTATCCCATTTGTAACCTGTACGCTTTGATAGCTGAATGTTAAGTTCTAGTTTATCAAATCGCTCTTGGCCTATCTTTTCAATTAAGTTTTGACGATAGGGCAGAAGGTTTCCAGAGAGGAAGTAGTTGCATTTTTTACATTGCCCATGAACATTATCTTCGTTAAATCTTACAGATGGATTGTTGCCTGCTGAATAGAAGTGTCCTGCTTGTAGAGTAGTAAATGAACCGCATGAGATACATGGTTGTCCTGCATCACGATTGCGGATGTATTTATGGAAGTGAGTTACAGCTATAGCACGAAGTTGTGCAACTGTCTTTTTACTATATATGTTTTTTTGTCCCATTCATATTGATGGGCTAAGTGGTTAAGTAAAGCTATAAATTTGTAGGCATAAATAATAATTAGAACTTTCAACAATTTGTCTGGTTTATAAACAAAAAAACCCCCACTATAAAAGTAGGGGCAACTTAATCAAACAATCAAAAAAAAGAATCCTTTAAGCGGATCAGACTATACTGCAATGTAAACTTGTTTAGCTTTTATAAAATGATATATAGGAGGCACGTTAAAAAATCTTGTATGTCTACATTTCATTAGTTCACCTTCAGAACTTATAATTAAATACCATTTTATAATTTCTCCTCTTTTGTGTTCAAGACAGTAGGCTATTACTTTTTGTATTTCTATTGCCTTTAACACCTCGTCTCCATATTTTTTTTTGTCTGCTGTCTTTTTTATGTCTTTCCACATCCACCCTACTTTGTCTTCTGGAATTTGATTAAAAACAGCTTTAGTAAATGCTTTGTGGTTTAGTTTTATTGCCATTATTGAAACCTCTATCGTGGCTAAGGTTAAATCTTTTTCAATTGTTTCTTT